TCTTCAACGGCCGGTGATGGTTCAGTTGATATTTTTGACCCCGTCCTTATCTCACTGATAAGGCGAGCTGCTCCCAATCTTATCGCTTTCGATATTATGGGTGTGCAGCCTATGACTGGTCCGACTGGACTTATCTTTGCAATGCGCTCACGTTACACAAGCCAGACTGGCGCAGAAGCTCTGTTCAACGAAGCAAATACTACATTCTCTGCTTCCGCTGCAGGTAATACGGTCTCAGTAGACCAATTCGCAAACGCTCAGGTGGGTTCAACCCCAGCTGGTGCAACTGCTGCTAGCTATACCGCTGCTCAGGCAATGACGACAGCAGCTGCCGAAGCTCTCGGTGACGCAACAACTAATGCGTTCCAAGAGATGGCCTTCTCAATTGAGAAGATTGCTGTTACTGCTCGCTCAAGAGCCCTCAAAGCAGAGTACACGATGGAACTTGCTCAGGATCTTAAAGCCGTTCACGGACTGGATGCTGAAACAGAACTTGCTAACATTCTTTCAACTGAAATCCTTGCAGAAATTAACCGAGAAATGGTTCGTAAGATCAACATTTCTGCGACAATCGGTGCTCAGGAGAATGTGACTACAGCAGGCACTTTTGACCTTGATACTGATGCCAACGGTCGTTGGTCAGTTGAAAAGTTCAAGGGACTTATGTTCCAGCTTGAGAGAGAAGCTAACCAAATTGCTAAGGCGACTCGTAGGGGTAAGGGTAATATCTTGATTTGTTCTTCTGATGTTGCATCTGCTCTACAGATGGCAGGTGTCCTAGATACCTCTCCTGCTCTGTCGAATAGCCTAAATGTTGATGACACTGGTAATACCTTTGCTGGTGTTCTTAATGGACGATATAAGGTCTACATTGATCCTTATTTCGCACCGACATCTGGTATCCATTATGCAACAGTTGGTTATAAGGGCACAAGCCCCTTTGACGCTGGCTTATTCTATGCACCGTATGTCCCATTACAGATGGTAAGGGCAATCGGTGAGAATACCTTCCAGCCGAAGATTGGCTTTAAAACTCGATATGGTCTAGTAGCTAACCCATTCGCAACAACTGCTGCTGATGGTGTGGTTGCTTTCGCTAAGAAAAATGTCTATTACAGAAGGTTCTCAATTAATAACCTAATGTAATCAAGCGAATAGACCAAGATTTAAGAGGGAGAAGAAATTCTCCCTCTTTTTTTTGTACTCAAAAGGTATAAATAGGGTCCATAGAGAAGGATAGACAATGGCAGTTTTAGACGCACAACCAGACACCACAAACTTTTTATCACCTGTTGGGTTTCGTTTCTCATTAAAACGTGCTCCAACTTTGACATATTTTACTAAAGGAGTGTCTCTACCCGGGATCAACTTAGGAGAAATACCCCTTCAAAATCCTTTTGTTAAAATACCACAACCGGGTGATAAATTGGCTTTTGACCCCATTACCTTAAGGTTTGGTGTTGATGAGAATTTGAAAAACTATCAAGAGATTTATGATTGGATGGTAGGACTTGGGTTTCCTGAAAGTTATGCTCAATCAAAACACCCACAGATTGACAGGCAGGATTTCACAGATAAAGCCGACATCGTTTCTGATGGAACCCTAACGGTTTTGACAAGTGGTATGAACCCAAGTGTAGAATTTACATTTAAGGATATGTTCCCAACCATGTTATCCCCATTACCTTTTGGTTCAGATTTCTCAGAAATTGAATATATGGAATGTGATGTAACTTTCCTTTATACATCCTTTGAGATGAACATTTTGTAATTGACAAATGCTCTATATTGTGTTATACTTAAAAACTATAATACAATTAGACGAGTTTTACGATGAAATTGGAAGAAATACAAGAGCTCTGGTCAAAGGATTGTCGCATAGACCAGTATAGTCTAGAGGCCGAATCTCTTAAAACCCCCCAATTACACAACAAATACCTGAAACTCTACTCTCAGGAGAGGGTGAGATACCATAAGTTGTGCTCGGACAGAAAGCAACTGGTCAGGTTCAAGACAGAATACTATCTAGGTGACCTGAATAATCCAGAGGATTTGAAACAATATAACATCGAACCGTGGCTCAAAAAGGTGCTCAAAACTGATGTTGGCACCTACGTTTACGGGGATAAGGATGTTATCCAAATCAACCTTAAAATTGCACTATTGGAAGAAAAAATATCGTATGTTGAGAGCATCCTGAAGTCTATCAATGGAAGGAATTGGGAGATTCGCAATGCGATAGAGTTTCTTAAGTTCACCAATCCGTAATGGATACACTAACCGTCACGAAGGTTGACGACGTACATATACAGATAGACTGTGAGAAAGGTATTGCAAAGGAACTATATGACTATTTTAAGTTTAAGGTACCCAATGCACGATTTACCCCCTCATATAGAAGTAGGATGTGGGATGGGTTTATCCGCCTTTTCAACTACAACAACCATACCATGTATTATGGCTTGTTACCGAAACTGGACAAATTTGCGAGAGACAGACATTATGACGTAATCTATGACAAGACAATAGAACCAGCGGAAGAACTGTCCCGTAAGGAAGCAAAGGAGTTTATCAACACCCTAAACATGGACATGGTTCCGAGAGACTATCAGATTAGTGCATTTGTCTATGCCGTCAGAAACCGTAGGAGTTTGATACTGTCACCTACCGCCTCTGGAAAATCTCTAATCATCTACATGATACTCAAATATCTCAATCTGAAATCACTGGTGATTGTGCCGACGACCAACCTGGTCTACCAGATGGCATCGGATTTTGAGAACTACTCTAAAGGAACCGTCAATGAAAACCACATACACAGGGTCATAGCGGGTCAGGATAAGAGCTCTGATAAGCAGATTGTGATTTCCACATGGCAGTCCATCTACAAACAACCCAAGAAGTATTTTGCACAATACGATGTGGTTATCGGGGATGAGTGTCACCTATTCAAGGCTAAGTCGTTGACCTCTATCATGACCAAACTAGTCAACTGTAAGCACAAGCATGGGTTCACGGGGACGTTAGATGATACTGAGATAAATAAGCTGGTGTTGGAGGGGCTGTTTGGGCCGACCAAGAAGGTGGCAACCACGAAGGAACTCATAGATGGTGACCACCTCTCCAAGTTTAGGATAAAAAGCATACTGTTGCACTATCCTGAGGACGTTAAGAAGGCAGTAAGGACGAAACATAATAAATACCCAGACGAGATGAAGTTCATATGTGGGTATGGAAAGCGCAATAAGTTTATATATAACCTAGTGGAGTCATTAGAAGGCAACACATTACTACTATATCAATTTGTGGAGAAGCATGGTGAAATTTTATACAACCAACTCAAGGATAATATCAAAGACAGGAAGGTCTTTTTTATACACGGTAACGTAGATGTACAACAGAGAGAGAATATACGGGCGATCATGGAAACAGAGCGGGACGCCGTTGTTGTCGCTTCTTTTGGTACCTTTTCTTTGGGCACTAATATGCTCAATCTACACAATATTATTTTTGGCAGTCCTTATAAGTCACGCATACGAAATCTGCAAAGCATTGGTAGGGTTCTGCGGAAGGGTGACAACAAAAATCGGGCAACACTTTACGATATAGCAGACAATTTCTCTACCAATACGTATACGAATCATACGTTGAACCACTATAAGAAACGCATACTATTATACAACGAGGAGCAGTTTCCTTACAAAATATACAAGGTACAACTCAAATGACAGAAGACATAGCACCCACAGATTTATATCCCGATGAGGGTATCAGATATTTGAAATTGGTCAATGGTGAACAGATTATCGCTCATCTGGTTGATATGGATGAAGATTCATGTTCCTTTTTCATCAAATACCCTATAGAAATCATCTTCCTAAAAAGTGCTGCAGGGTGTGCTTCCCACTTCAGTAAATGGATCATATTCTCAGACAAGGTCCTGTTTGAAATTCCAGCCTGTTCGATAGTAACAATGACAAAGGTTGATGACAAAACCAAAGGATATTATAAGGATTCTCTAAGTTCATTTTATGACGAGGAGTCGGAAGGTTTTCTATCTCAAGAGGTTGAAGAAACAGAAGGTGAAAACGAACTGACGGAAGCCTATCAACGCAGGTTTCTAAATTTCGTTACTCCGTCAGCAAACACAAAATGGAATTAATACTTGATTTAACATAGGTTTTGTGTTATAATACAACATTGAAATAAGAATAGGGTGAAGTAATGGCAAATAAAAAGAAGCCGGAACATTATATTGATAATGATGAATTTTTGGCAGCAATGGTAGACTTTAAGAAGGCTGTTGCGGAAGCAGAAAAGACAGGTACAGAAAGGCCTATGGTCTCAAATTATATCGGTGAGTGCTTTCTAAAACTGGCAACCCACAGGGCTCAACAGAGAAATTTCAGGGATTATACGTTCATTGGTGGTATGATAATGGATGGTGTAGAAAACTGCCTGAGGTATATAGATAACTTTGACCCCAACATCAGTGGCAACCCCTTCTCATACTTTACCCAGATCATATACTATTCCTTCCTCAGACGAATCGCAAAAGAGAAGAAAAGCTTATACATAAAACTGAAGGCTACAGAACGAGCTAACATTTTCTCAGAAACGTCAGATTTTAACCCACATGATGTGACTACATATAATGCTAGTGACGTAGCCTTGAATGAGTGGGCACAGAAGTTTG